CAAACAATTATACCAGGACCATGCTCAGATAGCCGACGAGTACTGGGAAGATACCAGTCGCCGTAACTATGAGGCAGACCTTTGGTATAACCGCAATCGGAACGAGATTTGCCTGGAGATGCTTGGTGATATTTGCCACGATAAAAAGGTGCTGGCAGTAGGGGCTAGACACTGGATTGAACAGGAACTTTTGGCTGCCATAAATGCGAAGGAGGTTATCAGAACGGATATTGTAGGCGATGATGGTGTAATAGAAGCCGATGCCTCTGCCTTGCCGTTTGATGATGTCTCCTTTGATATGGTGATATGCCGGGAGTTAATTGAGCACGTCCTTGATGAGCAAGCCGTTTTCGATGAGATTAATAGGGTATTAAGACCGCAGGGATTGTTACTCATTACAACCCCCAATGCTTTTAGTTTCCCTCTGGATGGGATAATCCATCGGCGAGCCTATATGCCGAGTAGCTTCCTGGGTGAGTTGAAATCACAGGGGTTCGAGGTAATCAAGAAAAGGGGTAATGTCCCTTATATTCTGAGTTCACTACTGCCTATGGCAGAGCAAGGGTTCACTCAGGTATTAGGTGAGTTTAAGGACTGGGACAAAAGAACAAGGGTCTATGAAGACCGCTACTACGTGAGCACTCAGATGTTTGTGCTTTGCCAGAAAGGAGGTAGATGAGGATATTACTTGTGCAACCCGACTTTAATACCGGCAAAAGGCTACCTGAGACACCGTCACGGGCTTTACTGATACTGGGAACCTTAGCATCCCAAAGGGGTCACGATGTCAAGATAGTACACCTCGATATTGAAGAGATAGACTGGAAGTGGAAGCCTGAGATAGTGGGTATCACAGTGAATACCTTTCAAGTAAAATCGGCCAGAGCTACCGCTAGGTTGGCCAAAAACCACAACGCTAAAGTAATTGTCGGTGGCCCCCACGCCTGTGCCTGGGACATGAAAGTAGACGGCAAAGTAGACAAGGTAGTCATTGGCGAGGGCGAGAATGTCTGGCTTGAGTTCATTGGGGCAGAGCCAGACATCAAGACTATTGATGATATTCCTATCCCTGATTATAGTTTGGTCAACCTCGACAGGTTCTCGGGAATTAGCCCGGTCGGGGCTACTCCTTCCCTAGCGCTAATGGCCAGCCGGGGGTGCCCATATCAATGCACATTCTGTAATACTCCCCTTTTCTGGGGCAAGAAAGTAAGATACCGAGCACCACAATCTGTAGTGGGTGAAATTGAATTACTCCACAACCAGTACGGCATTGATGAGATATTCTTTCAGGATGATACCTTTAATCTCAATCACAAGTGGGCGTTTGAGATATTTGATGGCTTAATTAAGAACGGACTCCATAAGGAGATGCTGTTCAAAATAGACTGTCGGGTGAATGAGAACCTGTTGACCAGGGAGTTCTTGGATAAGGCAAGGGAAGCTGGAGTCTGGAATATCTTTTTTGGCATCGAGAGCGGTAGCCAGCAGATGCTTGACCATATGAAGAAGGGGATAATGGTATCAGAGATTAAGAGAGCTGTAGCCCTGACCCACGAAGTGGGTATCCAGTCTCAGTGCAGCTTTATTGTTGGGATGCCCGGGGAGACACTGAGAACATTGGCTACTACGGATGCTCTAATCAAAGAGATAAAACCTTCCTTCTACGGGTGGGTATTTGCCTGTCCATTTCCCGGGACGGAACTCGATAAAGAAGTCACAGCCAGAGGGCATAAGGTAAATGGTGACTACAGTGAGTATTGCTACGGCAAGGTCTACTGTCGCACCGATATGTTAGACTATAAAGAGCTGGAGGCTTTCAAAGGATTTAGTGTTCAGTAGGGGGTGAGTGATGCCAGCTAAAACGGAAGCGCAGAGACGTATATTCTGTGTAGCCCTTTCGATTAAGAGGGGCTTGACTCCCAAGAGCTACAGTGCAGAAGCAGCTAAGATGGCAGAGGAGATGAGTGAGGAAACTCTAAAGGAATACTGTGGTAGTAAGCCAACTGGAGGTAAATAATGGCTTGGACTGAAGCTCAGATAATAAACAGGATTTCAACGGCACTTAATGACTCGGCAACGGCCATCTGGGGCACGGCAACTGTTGCTGCCCAGATGGAGCTGGACATTAGACTACTCTCCGACTACCAGCCTCAACTAGCCCAGGCTACTGTTTCCTTTGCCGGGACCGCCAGGGAACTAAGTCTGGCCTCTATTGCCGACCTACTAGATGTGGATGAGGTGGAGTTCCCGATTGATAAGCATCCCAAGAGATATGTTACCGCTTCACGCAGGGGTGGAAGTGTCATTCTGGATACGTATCTCCCCTCGGTATCATCGTCTGACACGGCTTACATCTGGTACTCGGCTCCCCATACTGTTTCAGGTTCTACCAATACTTTAGACCGGACGCAGGAGGGGATACTGGTTGAGCTGGTGGCTTCCCACCTGCTTCAGAACATCAGTTTAGACAGGATAGAGTCAATAAATATAGGTGGTGCTGACACTTGGCGCAGTTATATTACGGCTGGGGAACGCAGGGAGCAGAAGGTAATGTCTCGATTGATAGGCGGTATTACATCTAAGTTTGGTGTTCGCTACCCCGATGTAAAGTAGGAGTTAAATGAGAACCCTTCACGTAGATTTAACGGCTGCCCAGAAACAAGGCTCTATCAAAGGGCTTTACAAGATTGTGCTCTCTAAATCTGGGGAGAGCGATGTAACCTACGAGCAGGACAAGATTTACTTCATACGCCACGAAGAGAGCGATGATAGTCAAGGTGCTGAGGTATTACTTACCAATTACGACCAGAGCCTCAATAGCGTTGACTTCCGAGCTTGGAAGGGCGTTATTAGTATTGGTATGACCGATGCCAATGGAGTTGATAGATACTCAGCGCGAGCGCCGATGTGGGTTATAGCTCAACAGTTCCGGTCTTTTGTGGGCAAGCCCCGAAGCAACCGAAGTAACCTTCTCTTTTCTTTAAGTTTGGCTGGTGTCTCCAGTATGCTCCAAACAGACAGAAGCAGTGTGGGATACTACCCTACCGCCGATGACACCAATACAGTGAAAGCTCTTATTACTGCATTGCTGGATGGCACGATGACTGGCTTTACTCACACCGATGCCTATACTGTGGTGTTTGATAGTGAAGATGCTGTCATTGCCAGCTATATGCCCAAGACCAGCTTCAGAGTCCAGCCCAGGGCATCCAGGTTATTTAAGCTAAAGCAATTACTTAGCTTTACCACCTGCCGTTTCAGAATAGAAAATGACGGCGCCGACAATGCCGAAATCCATATCTTTGTGCCGACAACTACTGGAGCATCATACGACTATGAATATAGTCTGGCATCGGGGTCACACAGCTTCTACGAAAAGGGTTATCGTGATAGATTGGTTATCCCAAACCACGTGGTTGTAGCTTGGCCGATGCAGGATAACCCTGACTTCATCGGTGCAGGGGAAGATACTGAGAGCTTCGCCCTGATGGATAAAAGGGATTACCACTTCTATCGGGTAAAGAGTAATGTTGAGGCAACGAACCTTGCTGAATCCATACTGGCAGGTCATCAGGTAGATGCTCAAAAAGGTTTTATTTCTGTGCCAATGAATGTTGGCCAAGAAGTATGGGATTACGTCAAAGTAACAGATACCAGGGAAGGCCAGAACGCTATCGGCAATGTAGTTGAAATGGTCACAACCTGCGGTGGGGGCGAGTGGGGGTTGGCTATTAGTTTTGGCAAGGTAACCTTAAAGGGGCTAAGCGGAACCGCCCTGCCTCAAACTGCCACTGGGGGAGGTATCTCGACTAATGACCTTTACAGCCTGATAAAGCAACTCTGGGAAATAGTCGAGAATATGATGGCTTACCTGGAATATCTGGACCTGGATTTTATTAAGCAAGCCGTAATGACCACCTGGGGAGATATTCTTTTTAGAGGTAAAAACGAAGCTGAAAGGTTGGGACCTTCGGCCAGCACAGGATACTGGCTGTTGCGTAGTCTTGGAGAAGGGATAAACCCGGAATGGTTTGACATCGAAGCACTGATTAACTTCCTTACGGGTGCAGTGAATAGGGCGATTGCTGCGTCTTTAGCTATACCTACCCCGACCATTGTTCTAGCGACTGCCGAAGACCATTCAGGGGGTGCGTTTACTGCACCTATCTCGTTGCCAGCTTTAACTGTGCCTACAGTATCAGCGGCGGCGGCGGCATATACGGTAGCAGCCGTTACGGGGGCTATTGCCGATGATGGTGGTGCCCAGACAGACGAAACAACTCCAGCCAATAATGCCACTGCCAACGATATGACCTTATTACCGGCCGTTCCCGTGGCGAATGACGCCTACTACTTTGGGGCAGACGCACAATGGGACTGGCTCTCTCTGGAGATAAGCACGGCTGGTGATGGCGTCTGGACTATTGTTTGGGAATACTATAATGGGTCAAGTTGGGTAGCCCTAACAGGACTCAGTGATACGACAGTCGGCTTCACCCAGTCAGGTAGTGTAGCCTTTCTTAGACCGGGAGATTGGGCAACAGCCACTATTATCCTGGCAAATAAATACTGGATACGAGGCAGAGTCTCAGCTTACACATCAATCGTAACTCAACCATTGGGGCAGCAAGCCTGGATAGGAACACACTAGGAGGAATGATATGAACCCAGAATTAAAGACAGAAAAAGATTATCGGGAGTTTGCCAGAATAGGTCAGAAACTGGGAGTGCCAGTCTTTGAGGCTTTCTTGACGCTGGAGGTGCTGGACAAGGATGGCAACGTTCTATCCAAGAGAAAGCAGAGAAGCCATAGCTGGACACGAAACGCCTATAACCATTTATTCAGTCAGTTGGCAGGTAAGGACTTGGATGATGCCACTACCTTTGGTGGTGGTTATCTTAATATAAAAGATACTGGTGGCACAGTTAGAGATGGTTCCTACCCTTCATGTATATCTAATATGGGAACAGATGACTTATATACTATGGATACTCCGCTCCTTGCTTACGGAGGTTACTTAGCCGAAGCTGCCAATGACGATTACGGTATCCTGGTGGGCACTGGAACTGGTGCTGAGAGCTTTGAGGATTTTGCTCTAGGAACGAAGATTGTGAATGGCAACGTTGCTACCCAGTTGGCCTACGGTGAACATGACGCCCACGCTGAGACTTATACTGCTGGCACCAAGACCTATGATGTGGACTTGGTGAGGTATCTTAATAATAACAGTGGTGGGTCTATAACAGTTACCGAAGTTGGTTTAGTTTTCTGTGGTTACGCGGCTGGTAGTGAGGGACTGTACATACTGGTAGCCCGTGACAAGCTCGCATCTGGAGTAGCCGTGGCAGCTACCGGGCAATTGAAAGTGACTTATACAATTAGTCTCGTATACGCTGGCTAGGAGGATATAATATATGGAAGCAATCAATCAATTGGCCTCTACGTTTATCTGGTGCCTTCTAGTGATAGGCTGGCTGGGTATCGGGATGGCGGTATCGGGGCTGGCTATATTTATTTACCGGCTAATAAGGCTAAGATGAATTGGTGGAAGAAGTTTTGGAAAAATCCGTACAAGTGGGGATTGTGGTATTGGATAGGTGGCCGACCCTGGACATTTATCCTTCGAGATATATGGCACACATATGAGTTCTTCTGGATTGTTGGGCTTATCTCACTAGGGGTGTGGTTGGGGCATCAGTTCGACTGGGTAACTGTAATGAAGATTCTATGGGTGTTCTCGGTAGGCTACATCGGAGGGCATCTATTTTGGGGGAAGGAGTATGTCCCAAATCAGAAAGGAGATTAGATGCCCGAAAGAAAGATAGAAGATTACCTGGAGAAAGACCCCCAATATCTAACAGCCCTGATAGCCTTAAAGGTAGACGGCATTAGCGAGGAGAAACTACCAGCCATCACCACTCACCTAGAGAAGCTCAATAACAAGGTGAGTAAAAATCATGAGCGTATCAGTAAATTAGAAATCATCGCAGAGGTCGAAGATAAATATGGTTTGATTAAACTCCCAATGAACAAGAAAAAGATGGTAGCAACAGGTGGAGGCGCTATTGCGCTTATTACTGCCTTGGTCTATATTATCGTTTATATTCTTTCAGTTACAGGGGTAATGCCATAATGGAGTATGATAAACCATGGAGCTCCTCATCGATGGTAGAGCTCATAATAAACACCTGCTCAAGGATGTGGAATCCCTGAAACAATGGCTGCTGCACGCTGCACGGGAAGCCAAGATGACTGTCTTTGGTGAACCCCAAGTCTATCATACTTCCTATCCCCTCCATCCTCCCCTCAAGGATTCTGGTCTGTCCGGTATAATCTTCTTGGGAGAGAGTAATATCGTTGTCCATACCTATCCTGAGTTTCACTGGGTGAATATCAATCTCTTTACCTGCAAAGACGTGGACCCGCCGGAAGATTTAATGGAGTTTGTTAAGAAGACTATGGCACTGAGTTTTTACCAGGTGTCCTGCTTCCAAAGAGGCGTTGACCTTGAAACAGGGGAACCACAGGAGACAAAACTGCTTTGGAGCAAGACTGTGCCTGCGTGAGAGCCATATAGAGCCTCATTGATAGAAGAATAAGTATAATCGTACTGGCCATCTTAATTGTGGCCTTCCTTTTTGTGGGTAAAACCACTTATGCCCTGTCCGAAAGGATGGGGCGGTTGTTTTTGTTTCTCTTACGCATAGTAATATGAAGATAAACGTAGCAATAAAGAGTTATAGCGAGGTAGATATAGGTAGTTATATGCCAATAGAGATATTCAGGTTTGACAAAGAGCACAGCATTCTTTTATAATGTGCACATAGGAGAGCAGATGAATACGAAAGCTATTGGCATAAGAATCCCAGTTAGTCTATTAGAGAAGATAAACAGAAGAGCTACACGGCGAGGAATGACATTTAATAAGTGGGTAAACTGGGCGATCGCACAAGGATTAAGACCACATAAGAAGAAAGACTGATTCACTCTGACGAGAATCGGAACGAGTGAGGAAGGGGAATGATGATAGGCAGAGTAATATTTAACGCTTTGGTGTAGCATAAAGAGGGAGGTGCAACTTGCCGGAAGCTAAAGACACTGTGTTGAAGCGGGGAATAAAATGAAAAGACAACTGTATCAATGTTTCAACGCTAAGGTTAATAGGACTGAAGTGGTTTGTGCCAAAGGGCATAGTTTTGAGGGAAGAGTTACCATACTAAACGTAGCCAGAGGTGCACCTTTGAAGATGGCCATTTGTGAAACGTGCCTTGACTATGATGAGATGGGCGAACCATTAAGCAAAGAAGAACGGGGATGGGCAAAATGAAGTTTGAGTGTGTCCGATGCCCGGAGAGTTTTGCCCAGTTCCAGCACTTGGTAGACCATTGGGAGGAGCGGCACCGAGCTAAGTACGACCTGGAAACAGCTTGAGGATTCCAGGGCACTAAGGAAAGACTGGCTGGGGAGACACTTTCCGCACTTGTTTCGGGATTAAAAAAGGGGGATTAATGTTATACACAACATTCAGGGAAGCTAAAAAAGGAGGGGCTTGCAAGGAGAGCTATAAGAAGATGGCAAAGGCTCTCGGTGGAGTTCGGAATTACGGACAGGGTACTCCTATAGAAATGGAAAAGGTACTTGAGGTTTGCGGATTTGATGATGCGCTATGGGCTTTAAGGATTCTTATTGAGCCAGCCGACAAAGAAGTAAGAATCTTTGTGTGTGACTGTGCCGAGAGGGTATTGCCATTGTTTGTAAAGAAACACCCGATAGACAAAAGACCCCAACAGGCGATAGTGATTGCTCGTAAATACGCCAACAACGAAGTTACGCAAGAGGAATTGGCTGCTGCTAGGGATGCTGCTGAGGCTGCTTCTAGGGATGCTGCTGGGGCTGCTGCTAGGGATGCTGCTGGGGCTGCTGCTGAGGCTGCTGCTGGGGCTGCTGCTGAGGCTGCTGCTAGGGATGCTGCTGGGGATGCTGCTTGGGCTGCTGCTTGGGATGCTGCTGGGGCTGCTGCTTGGGATGCTGCTGAGGCTGCTGCTTGGGATGCTGCTTGGGCTGCTGCTTGGGCTGCTGAAAAAGAATGGCAGATAGATAGGTTTAGAATCTTAATAAGAGGGGAGAGTTAAATCCCATGACTAAAGGAGGGTTAAAATGTTATATCAGGAAGTATTAGAAGGGGCACTGACTAAAGAGCAGAGGCAGGCAGGCTACGAACTTGAGGAACTGTGGGACTGTACCACCCTCAACTGCAAAGGGGAATTCATTATCGCTTGGGTGAGTAAAACAGTGACCTATGCCCGTATCCAGGAAGCAATCAGTCAAACTAAAACCTGCTGGAGGTGTGGACACCGGGGACTGGATGTAAGCGAGCAGCCTACGCATATACTAGGCCGTGATACTACGGAATATTTCTGTAACGATATAGAAACTTGCTTAGATAGGTGCGAAAGGAGGTAACTAAATGATAGAGACTAAGGAACAGACAATGGCGCTAGTCAGACTGGAGAGTGATAGTGCGGTCATGTCCTTCTGGAACCAGGCCAACGGGTTACGAGAGTATGCGGAGAAGCTGGTAATTAGAACGGCAGAAGACCTCACCCCAGTGACCAACGACCTCAGCGTTATCTCCCAATTAAAGAAGGCCCTTGAGGAGAAGCGGAAGGAATACGTCGTACCACTCCAGGGCCAGGTCAAGGACTTTAATGATGCCTTCAAGACACTGATGGAGCCGATTGAGATAGCTGATAAAACGACCCGGGCCAAGATACTGGAATTCCAGGTGAAGCAACAAGTCATCCGGCAAGAGCAGGAGCGTATCAACCAGATGCGCATGGACGCCGCCAGGGCCGAAATGGAACTGAAGGGCGAACTGACCGAATCAGTAGACCTCGTTGAAGTGGTAGCCGAAGCCCCAACGCGGGTAAGTACCGATATGGGCACCATAGGCCAGAGAGACAACTGGAAGTGGAAAGTGGTGAACTTTACCCTTGTACCGGACGAGTACAAAATGATTAACCCGGCCGTAGTGACGCCTGCTGCTAAGTCATACAAGGATACCAGGACTATCCCGGGCATCGAGATTTACAACGAACCAATCATTGCGGTAAATGCAAGGTAGTCTACAATTCTTACAAAGCATTAAAGTAAAGGAGGAAACCGAACATGCCGATAAAGGGATTGAGTGACCAACGCCGGCTACCCCGGATAGGTAAGATACACCTGGGGTACAAGGTAAAACGGGAGGACGGCGTAGAATACCCCAGGGCGGCGCAGCATTTCGTGTACCCGCCCGACCACCCACAGCTTGAGGAGCTTATAGCCACCTATGGTCCCAAGCCCACGGAGCTACGGGTAATCATACCCGTTGAGGATGACGAGAAGTTTGCCAGCCAGTATTACCGCTGCTATAGCCGTACCCGTGGCCTGATATGCAAAGGCGATGGGGAGACGGCGGTACGCATGGTTGATACGGCTACCGGGGCAATGGCTAATCGCTACACAAAAGAGGCCGAACTGCAGGAAATACCCTGCCAGGGCCGGGAATGCCCGGACTATGGCCGCACCGGCTGCGGTGAGGTAATGAATCTTCAATTCTTATTGCCCGAGGTCAGCGGCTTCGGTGTCTGGCAGATAGACACAGGGAGCATCAACAGCATCATCAATATCAACAGTGCCGTAGACCTGGTACGCCAGGTTTACGGGCGGGTTGCCATGGTCCCGCTGATACTGGCACTTGAGCCCAAAGAGGTAACCAACCCCGATGATGGGAAGAAAAAGACGGTGCGGGTACTTAATCTGCGGAGCCAGGATAAGATGCTGGAAGCGTACCGCAAGGCGTCTATGCCACCGCTGGAACTGGTGCAGGAGGTGAGTTTGCCCCGACCTGATGAGGACGCCATATTTGCCGACTTGCCTACGGTTACTGAGGGCAACGGTGGCCTTGACGGTGAGGAGGCATGGGACAAGATAGTGAAGGTCGCTGACAAGGCAGCTGCCATTGAGGGAAACGTAATTGCAGGCCAGGCTTACGTTGAGGAACAGATACCCGTGATAGGTCAGCGGGACCCGCTGCCAATGGGCCGCCCGGGCCAGAAGTTGCGGGTAAAGGAAACTAACCAAATCCTGATATGGATCATACGGCCCAATAATGTCGGTAACTGGTACAGCGAGAAGGAAGCCGCCAAAATGGAATCCGTAATGGAAGCGCCCGACGAGTTCGTGGAAACTGTTACGGATAAGGTACCTGACGACGATGACGGCGTGGTGGGCATTGATATGGACTGGGTAAAGGATAGTCTCAAGGTACTCAAGTGGAAGCCACAGACGGCCATTAGTTGGCTGACTGTTAACATCCCAGGTATCAATATCGAAGGCACCCTAGCTAAAGTGCTGGGGCGGTTGACCAATGAGGAACACCAGGTATTCGTCAAAGAAATCCAGGACAGACTGGAAATGAATCAGGGAGGCGTACAGTGAGTGAATTCGTAATATGTCCACTGATGGCGATTGCAAAGGGTGGCACTGACGTAAGTAATTGGTTGTGTCAGAAACACGAATGCGCCTGGTGGGTCGAGTCTCAGGATCGGTGTGCTATCAAAGATATGGCACTCACCGAGTCCCATTACGGCGGAGGCCGGGTATAGAGAGAAACTTAACAACTGAATAGCTTGCTGGGAGACTATCATGGGGGTAGTGTGGTACTCCGAGCTAGGGCTAAGGACCCTAGTTAGACCGAGGGAAGGATAGGCGAATCGGAGGTATGCGAAGGGCTAGTGCAGAAACCCTTAATGGGAGTTAAGGGCAGAGAGTCCAGAGGACAAACGCAGCAACCCCAGCAAGGGGCCAGCTACCCGAAAGGGCGCAGTTGAAATGAGTAGCAACAAGTGGAGGAAGGCTCTGGTGCTTACTAGCTGGCAGGGGTGGGGGTGAGGTTCTCTTAATGACAGCATACAGTGATAGCTGCCTGCCCCCTCCCCTTCGGAGAAGGGAGGAGAAATAATGAAACTACCGATATTGAGTGATGAGCAATTGGAAGCCGATATAAGAAAGGACTATGATTGGTTCCGTATCAAGAACTTAGAGGCTAAAATGGCTGATGTCTTAGTTTGGACAAGGGAAGCCCAACGGGACCTTGACCGTATTAATGCGCTGAGGTGGTTTGTGGAGTGGTTAGAAGCACACAAATGCCAATTTAGTGAGAGGGAAAACATTATCATTACACCGGAGGATTATCAGAGGCTGAAGGCTGAGTTGGAGGGGAGATGGCCAAGACAGGGCTAGAGATAACCGAGGCGCAATTTAGGGAACAGATAAGAGACTTGGCCAAGACATTCGGATGGATGTTTTATTTTACCTGGCAATCCTTTCATTCCCCCAAAGGCTGGCCTGACGTGGCTCTTTGTAAACCGCCTAGGCTTATTCTCGCAGAACTCAAATCAGAGACAGGCCAGCCGACAGAAAGTCAACGGATGTGGCTCTATACATTGCAGAACTGTCCGGGGTGTGAAGTCTATCTATGGAGACCGTCTGACTTTGATGAGATAGTATCTATATTAGAGGAGGAGAAAAAATGAGTGTAATGGTGGATAGAAAAACAGTGAAAGAACGGCTAGATGAAGATGGTGGGGTCGAGAGGCACTGTCCAAAATGTGACGAATGGTGGCCAGCAGACCGTGAGTTTTTCTACGGCTCTAAGGAAAAGCTCCATTATTGGTGTAAAGCGTGTTATCTAACGTGGAGGAGAGAGAGACGGGAGTGTTCAAAGTAGTAAAGTAGAGGAGGATTTATGACCGATAAGGAATGGGAGAGGTTTGTGGCGTGGTGGAGGGGTCAATGGCCTGCGTCTAGTCCTCATCGTCCTAGTGTTGAGAAGTATCTTGAGTATCGTAAGAAGGGGGAATGATATGGGAATGTTCGATGATATTCGTTATGAGATGCCTTGTCCTGAGTGTGGAGTTAAAGTCGATGGCTTTCAGAGTAAAGACGGGCCTTGTAATATGGATATTCTTGATTTTTGGGAAGTCAGGAACTTTTACGCACCTTGTCCTTGTGGAGCGTGGATAGAGTTTAATCTCAAGCCACCACCGAAGCCTTATTCTATAGATGATTACGAGATGGTTAAATGGAGATATAAATGAAAAGACTATTGACCAGGTTAATCTTTAAGAACCCACTCAGCCCCTATGGAGGTCGGAAGAACTTGATGAGACAAGGTTTGTTGACCACGCAGAAGACGGAACAGTGATAGGGGTCGAGCTTCTGTATGTGAGTGGTGGTGTCGACATGTCCGATCTCCCACACGAGGACGAAATCAGCAAACTCTTAGAGTGTATATCTGAGATGGCTTTGGACACTTAAGTAAGGAGGGATGATGCACGCAAAGTCGATTGACCTGAATAGGATAGGCTTGGAGATGGCAACTGAGGCGCATAACGCGGCAACGAAGTTCCCGCCCTTCCATTCTGCTCACGAGGGTCTGGCTGTTATCCTTGAAGAGTACGAGGAACTAAAACGTGAGGTCTTCAAGAAGCAGACCGAATACGACATAGTGAGGATGCGGAAGGAAGCCATACACCTCGGAGCGATGGCACTCAGGTTTATCCACGACATAGTTAAGCCAGCGTAAAAGGGAGGTTTCAAGTAAATTGAAAAACAGACTACTAACCAAGCTAATCTTTAAGAACCCACTCAGTCCCTACGGAGGTAAAAACATGAAGAGGAACCTGCGAGTTATCGCAATTATTGTCATGGCAGCCCTACTACTTGCTTGCCTGATTGCTTTAACGTGGCGAGCAGGTGAGGTTTCTGGGCAAGGCGGATATATGTTGCCGACTACAGAGATAGAAGGAGGATATGGGTATGGTAAAGTTCAATATTGATTTCCACTTATGGATGTGGTTCCTGCCTTTAACAATTTCGTATCTTGGTCGCCATTTCCATATAGGTATCTTGTGCTTTAGCTTATCAATGGATTGGGGATTATGATTAAGAAACTACTCTTCTTACTGGTAATAGGGCTAACAATATACCCTGTGGCGGAGCTTACCGGGATAATCCTGACTACCAATCTGGTTGTTGGGCAAGTAGATGTATTGCTTAATGTGTGGTGGGAGCAAGTCTTCGAGATAGCCTTTATCTGGACAGGCTACATAGCAGGGATGATTTTAGCGGGAGTATTGATTTGGAAAAGAAGTATTAAATAATCTATGCTGAAAGGAGGGGAATATGAAGGTTTGGAAAGTAACCGAAGGTGATGGAGGGGGTATCCCACTATACATAGATAGAATGGCAGTATGGGATGAAATTCAATGTGGGATAGAATATGATGAGGTTGGCAACAAATATCTCATAGAGGTTGTAGATATGCCAGGAGAAACCTTTTTCAATCTACCAGAGTGGGACAGTTTTTAATCTAGGGCAATGAAGTAGCGAGTGATATAACGCTTTGACTTTTGGTGGGTTTTGTAGTAGGGATGATTTTAGTTTGGAGGTTGGTTAGATGAGGACATTATGGGCAGGTCAATGGTATAGCCATAATAGATTAGATGGAGTTAAAAGGCATATATTCTATGAAAATTATCTACCAGTTGTGTTTAGAACTCGCAGAGAATGTAGGGAATGGATAGAAGAGAGATATGGTTATATTAAAGACAGGGAAGATTTAAGGAGAGAACCTCACGGGTGGCGATTGCCCAGAGCGGTTAAAATTGAGTTAGTTGTTAACATCCTGTAAGAAAGTGCGGATGATTTTAGTTTGGAGACTTGCTAGGTGAAATCCTACTACCAAGATGAATGGGTGACTATCTATCACTTGACAAGTCTACCTGTCTGTGATAATATATCAATAGATAAGTGTATGGAGGTAGGCTCATGTCAAAGGAAGCAACTAGACGGTATCGGGCAAGGCAGCGAGGGGAAGATGTTCCGAAGTTATCAGCAGGAGCACCGAAGGGTTATAAGCAAACTGAGGGACATGTGCAGAAACGTAAGCGATTTGGTGCTAACCATCACGCTTTCAAGGGCGAGGATATTGTTATCAAGTCTGGACGAACTAGAGCATTACGCTGTTATTCTCTCAAGCCTTGCAAAAGATGCGGTAGCCCGAAGGCGGAGAGACACCACAAGGATGATAACACTACCAATAACAGCCCAGAGAATATCCGCTCCCTATGCCGGAGATGCCACATGCTTGAGGATGGTAGGTTAGATGGACTACGAATTATCGCCAGAGAAAACCAACCCAAAGCCGTGGCCGCCCGCTGGGGTAAAGTGGTATTACTCTGATGAGTGGGTGGCCATAGCACACGCTGATTGCAGGGAGATACTACCTGAATTACCCGATAATAGTGTTGACCTTGTGGTTACTTCACCACCTTATGAAGATTTGCGGGATTATGGTGGGTTTGTATTTGACTGCCAAAATACAGCTCAAGAATTATTAAAGTTAATTTGTGATGGCGGAGTCGTGGTATGGGTAGCGGGAGATAAAGTAACAGATGGCGGTGAATCTGGTGAGTCTTTTAGACAGGCTCTGCTATTTAACAGTGTGGGATTTAAGTTATTAGATACTATGATTTATGGGAAGGACGGTATTCGCTACCCTGAGACTATACGATATAACCAGCAGTTTGAGTATATGTTTGTTTTTTGTAAGGGAAAACCCAAAACATTTAACCCGATTAAATATCGCAACAAATACAATTTTGTGAAAAACAAGTTAGTGACTAATAGAAATGCAGATGGCAGTTTAACCAGAAAGCATTATGACGCTAAAGAAGATGTTAGTTTAGCGAATATCTGGTTTTACGATGTTGGATATATGAAATCTAGTAAGGATGCTTTTGTATTTGAACATCCTGCTATATTCCCCGAAGCATTGGCAAGCGACCATATAATATCTTGGAGTAACCCTGGCGACTTAATCCTAGACCCCTTCCTTGGTTCTGGCACAACTGCCTACTGTGCTAAGAAACTCAACCGCCACTGCATCGGAATAGAAATCGAGGAGAAATACTGCGAAATCGCAGCCAAAAGATGTTCTCAGTCAGTAATGGAGTTAAGGATATGATTTTAGTTTGGAGGTTGGTGTGGAAAAGAAAATGAATATAGAGCGAAATGACAGGGCTAGGATTATCCACGCAATACACAAAAGTCTTAGGTATTCGGTTTGTGGCTTGCTGTGGATAGAGGGCAAGAATACCAAAGAGACAATGGATGAGGTGACTTGTAGACACTGCCTAAGAAAGCTGAGATGAGGCTATATTCTGGACAATAGAGTTTTAGTTTGGATGTTGTGTAGATGAGCTTTGGCATAGGTAGCAGAGTTGAGGTAATAACAGCCGTGTATCTTGGTAGGTGGGTTTATCCCTTAGAGAAAGGCATTTAACACCAGGGTTGCAAAGGACACTATAAAAATGAATAGACTACTAACGAAGAGGAACCTGAGAGTTATCGCGGTGGTTGTCATGGTGCTTGTTCTAGCTGGCTGCTTGGCGGTGCTGTCGGTGAGGGGGAATTTGAAGGAGGTAATTGATGGCAAGAGGCAGGATGATAAACAAGAAAATATCGAACTCAAAGAGGGTCAACAACCTGCCCGGTGACGGTGCCTTACTCTATACCTGGCTTCTAGCGCATGTCGATGTCAATGGTGTCTTCTATGCTGATGCCAGGTTAGTATTGGCTTTGGTCCTACCACGGAGAGAAGGTGCTACTGAGGCTAAGGTGAAGAAGTGGTTAAGCCTCATGGCTGAGGCAAAGAAGGATGATGAAACTCCTCTGATTCATCTATTCTCGTCCGATGGTGACACCTATCTCTGGTGCCCAGGCTTTGAAGATGAGCAGATAGGGCTCTATTGGAAGAGAGAGAAGCCAGAACACCCATTACCACTGAGGGAGCTATACGAAAAGTATGGCTTCTCTCTTATTAAAATAAGTCACAAAGATGGTGAGACTAAAGACCATATCAGGAAGTACACTGGCAGGCAGAGCTCGGAGACTTCTGACAATGACCCGAAGTTGGCTGCTATGATTGAGTGTTATGAGCAAAACATTGGTGCGCTCGCGCCCTTACTGGTAGATGAACTGAAGATTATTAGAGATGACCGTGAGATACCTGGTGGCTGGTTTGAGGATGCGGTCAAGGAAGCAAAGACTCAAAACAAGGGGAGTCTCAAGTATATTGAGGGTATATTGAAACGATGGGTAAGAGAAGGCCGAACAGCCAAAGGAGAAGGACATGGAGCAGATAGGGAACATACTCCCGCAGATAGTCCCCAGCAGCGCACAGAACGCCTCAAGGCCAGCGTCAGAACGAAGTGAAGAGGTCTTTGATTGTAACGTCTGCCGTGATTTCGGGTGGGTTCACCCGTTCAGGGAAGGCCGGGTCATTTATAGTGACATAATGCGGTGTCTCTGCAAGAAGGACTCTGATGAGCAGGGCAGACAGACCCAGTTTATCCGACTCTGCCACCTCCCGACCAAGACCGAACATAAGACTTTCGAGAAGTTCCTGACGTATGGTGACGAGATATTAGAAGAGGCTTTAGCCTCTGCGATTAAGGTCTCTGATGGGTCTCCTGATACCGTCTTTCTTACATTACTGGGCGAGTCCGATAAGGGCAAGTCACATCTGGCTATTGCTGCCTGTCGAAGGCACCTAGAGCAAGGGCATGCCGCCTCCTATGTCAATGTCCCTGCTATGCTCCAGGAATTAAGAGAGGGCTATGACAAAGAGGCACAATATTCCTACTCAAGCATACTCACCCTTTATAAGCGAGTTGGCCTGTTAGTTCTTGATGATTTGGGGACGGAGAAGGGAAGCGAATGGGGAGCCGAGCAGATACAGTCGATAATAGATGCCAGGTATGATAATGCCCTGCACACTATCGTTACTACCAACCGGCCGCTGGATGACCTCTTTAAGTATGAGGATAATCGCCGTGAACACTGGAGGGACCTGGCTAATATGCGGGTAAGAAGCAGGCTTGAGCGAGAGTCTTGGTGCAAGGTGCTAGTTCTTGACTGCAAAGAACACATGATGAGATAGCACTATGACTAATGATTTGCGAAAGGGACCTAAACTATTAGACCTATTCTGCGGTGCTGCGATGGGCTACTATCGTGCAGGCTTTGGGATGATTTTAGCAGGGAAAAACAGATGGATATGATATGTCCCAGGTGTGGGAGTTCTAGCCGGCTACCCAACTACGAGGAATGGCAAACAAAGATAATGCAACCATGCTTTCTCTGCGGCTATCCCAGAGCCGCAGACCTGAAACAAGTCAAGGCAAAGGCGAGGTCAAAGGTACGCTCATACCAGAAACCCCGCCAATGCCCCTAGAATCAGCTCTCACTCCCCAATCTTTCTGTCTTTAGTTTCTCGGTAATCGCCTCATTCACCCAGGCGGCGTAAGTGACTCTCTTCGGGCGGCGCGTCAGCGCTGACGCCTTTGCCTGGTTGATAAGTTCCTGGTCCAGTCCCCTAAGATGCCAGACGTTAGTCGCCATCTTTCACCACCTTAAATGATATTACCCACACCCAGGGGTTAGTCACCCACCCATAGCCACGCTTGGCATTGTATGAGTCCCATAATCTGCCAAATGCAGCTTGTGGATATTTCATCGGCTCTTGGTCGTCAACACTTGCACACCACGGCTCTGAATCTATAAGGCCACCCATAAACAATACGCCCTCACTGATTGCATCATTTCTACTTATCTCCTGCACCCTCTCCACTCTGACCTCAGTAATCTCAAGGGTTATCCGTGAAGCCCATCTTGGCATGTGGATTGAGGGTCGCCATTGATAGTGTCCTAACACTTGGTCTGCCCGATAAACTACTAGCGATTCACCTTCTGGTTTGTCCCTATAAGCAAACCCTTCTCGGCAATAGAGCCTATCGCCTACTTGACCATATCTACACTTAAAAACCAGTCCCTTATTTGGGTTCCTGCTCATAAGACCTACCCATTCATCAGGGGTATTCATAGGTAATATATCAAGTGGCTGCTGCCCTTTCCATTGCTTAGTTGTTGTTGCCAATATTCTTCTGGTCTGAGTTTTCCCATCTTCCAGAATAGCCTTGACCATATCGGTTGATAATATTATCGGGTGGTCTTTCATACTGACACCTCCTCGACCCTAGTGATGGGGGGTGGCTGATACCACTGGATGTAGCCACTAGCCAAGTCATAATGGGCGAGGCACCGACACTCCTGACACTCTAGTATCCAAGTATCAAAGTGGGTTGTGGCTATGTGCTTCAGGTCCGGACAGCCGCATTTGCATTTAATTGTTATTGCTGGCATTGGATACCTCCTTTTATTGTGTCCCTTGTATCTGTTGGGATACTCCTAACTATATACCCTCGAACTATCCTTGTCAATACCTTCTTTTGCCCGGAAAGTACCTGTTTGACTTGACAAAATGGTGAAATAATGATAGCTTTGAGAGGAAAGTGCATAGATTGTGGAAAGTAGCATGAAGATATTGCTTTTAGACCTTGATGTGCAGAGAAGGCAAAGGCCGTTCCCTAACTTGGCGCTGATGAAACTTTCTGCCTATCACAAGGCATGTGGTAATGAGGTATATTTGAATGAGCCACTCCTCTGGCATACCGTTCTTGTAGGGAGATTGCCCGAATGACTAAACATAATTCCTGCACTTCCCTCATAATCCAGGATAATCCCGGCACTTTGGCCGAAAAAGTGGTAAAAACTAGGTCCACTTCCCCTAAAAATCCAATGGTCGCCGTTGATGTCGATATAGATTATATAATAGTCTTAATGGATGTCGATATAGACCATCCTCTTTTGTCTATACCGACTATTACTTGGAGCCAACCAAAACCAAGTGCCAACTACATCAAGATTGATAACGAGTCCTTTGTAATCCCAGGGGGTGTCGGATGAAACATCTGTGCTATTCTAGCCTTGATTATACCCCCTTCTCCTTGATTCCCCCCTGATTTAATCAGAATCTTATCCTGATTCGTCTATGATTTGGTCATGATGAATCCCTGATAAGTTCCTGATGGAATCCCGACTAACGCACGGGCGTTTAAGTTAAGGTAATATAAGTTAATATAAGAGAAGGTAAAAGAATAGACATGTTGCTTTTGAGAAGGGAATAGATAATAAGAAACCTGCCGAGATTTTTGGGGTGACCGCAAGGACAATAGGGAAGTCTTTGGAGAGAACAAATGCAGCCTTTATTACTCTGCTTGGAGTGTCAGAAGATTAAAAAAAAGTCCTACTAGAGGCTTATGCTCCTCTTAAGCACACCAAAGATACCGGCCATAATAACTGGAAATTAGTCAAGAGAAGTATGAAAAAGGATTCCAACCAGCAATTGAATAATCACGGAGATAAGAGGGGCCTTCACCCTAATAGCCTCAATAATTTAGAAAAGGGCAGGAAAAACGGCTTTAAGAAGGGGAAGTCGGGCAACTCTAATGGCCAGAGTATCACGGCCATAATCAAAGAGATGCTCAACGAACCTGCCGATGAGCGGTGGCTTGATGTTGCAGATAAAGGCAAGGGAAAGACTTGGCGGCAGATGGTAGCTCAAGCTCTTTTAATAGGTGCGGTGAGGGGTAATCCTGGGTTAATCAAGGAACTATTGGATAGGCTTGAGGGCAAGGTGACTCAGCCTGTTCAAAATGATGGCAAGGTAGAGCTTGAGATAATCTATCACGATAAACTTGAGGAAGATTGTTGACAACCGAGACTAAGACTAGACTACCCATCGATTTATGGAGTACGGACAGACATCCAGCGCAGAAGAGGATGGTTGAATCTACCAGTAAACGACTGGTAGTGAAGGCTGGCCGCAGGGGTGGTAAGACAGTGGGCTTTGCAATCAGGGCGGTTAAGAGATTCCTTGAAGGCCGCCGCCAGTTATACGCCGCCCCTACCACCGAGCAGACCGATACCTTTTGGTTTGAAGTCAAACGAGCATTAGCTGAACCAGTCAGGGCCGGTATATTCAAACAAAATGAGTCCGAGCAATTTATAGAATTACCAGGGACTAAGCAGAGAATCAAGGCAAAGACGGCTTGGAACGCCAATACATTACGTGGTGACTATGCTGATGACCTTTACTTAGACGAGTTTCAGTTAATGGCTGAGGATACCTGGGACGAAGTCGGAGCGCCGATGTTGCTTGATAATAATGGCGATGCGGTGTTTATCTTCACCCCCCCCTCGCTCAAAGCAACAGGTGTCTCAAAAGCTAGGGACCCCCGGCACGCTTCTAAGATGTTCAAGAAGGCTCAGGCTGATATGACTGGGATGTGGGAGACAATCCACTTCACCAGCTTAGAGAATCCATTTATCAGTAGGGAGGGGTTATCCCTCATCACCAGTGATATGTCGATGGACTCGTACCGCCGTGAGATTATGGCTCAGGATGACGATATCGAGCTATCCTGGTTGGTCTATGGCAAGTTTAACGAGCAATTGAACAAGATACCTCGGTTCACTATCCCCACTAACTGGCCTGTGTTCTCAGGACACGACTTTGGTTCTGCTAACCCCGGGGCATTGTTTCTGGCTCAGGCCAAGCTCCCACTACCAGAGGGAGCACCGCCTTATATGCGATACAATGACCTGGTGGCCTTCAGGGAGTATGCACCCGGAGCCGGCTACTCGACACCTCAGCACAAAGACAGGTTTAAGGAGATGACAGCCGGCTACACAGTGGCTAAGAGGGTGGGTGGTAGCCATCAAGAAGAGGGTTGGCGTAATGACTTCGCTAATCACGGCTGGCCTATTCAAGAACCACAGGAGCACATGAGAAGGGTTGCCGTTCAGGTAGATAGGGTTATCGGCCTGATGGAATCCAGTAAGCTGTTTATCATGGATGACTTGTTTGTGTTACTAGCTCAGGTGGCTAACTGTATGTGGAAGTTGGATAATGAGAGGAAGCCTACTAATATCATCCAGGATGAGGCAAAGTATCACCTCCTCGCTGCTGCGAGGTACATACTGAGTGACTTCACCCCGGAGACAGTAGTGGAACAAGAGGCAATGCCGGTCTGGAGGTGGTAAGTGCCACTATATGAAGAAAAGGATAAGAAATAATGGCTAGAAATGGATTGGCTCACTCAGAACCATATCTGTGGGATGGAAAGTATATGGTGTTAAATGGGCGGATGGTTCATCGCATTGTTTGGGAATCGCAGAGTGGTATAATCCCTAATGGGTATCTTTTACATCATAAGAACGGCGATAGATTGGACAATCGATTGGAAAACTTGGAGATGATGACGCTTGGTGAACACTGCAAGCTACATCAACCCAGTTGCGGTCGGCTTGGGTATCGGTCAGTTACTTTGTGTATTACTTGTGGTAATGCAAAGCCTATTAACCGTCGCCGCCAATGTGGGAAATGCAAAAGTGCACAATACCGATTAAGAAGAAAGGAGAAAGCCTTTGCCCCTCTACGAATATAGTTGCCCCAGTTGTGCCAGGGAGTTCGAGAAGATAAAGGCGGTTGAGAACAGGCATCATGAGTTGTGTCCCTGGTGCTTATGGCCTAGAGCCAATTTAAAGATGTCAGTACCAATACTTGCAACTTTCCCGATAAAGGGAGTAAGGTTGAATGGGCAGGAGGTAGTATGATACCGATACCGATTACGCAGCTAAAGCAAATGAAGGTGGCTGACATCAAGGCAGCGATGCCGTTTGAGATAATCGCTGATGGTGTGAAGATAGGGGTATTCCAGGAGGAGTTCAAGGCTTCAGGGAAGACCAAGTGCCCCAACTGTAAGCTGGAGTATGAGGTCACACCACCGGATGGCAGGCCTTTCTTTTTTACAATAAGACACCCTTAGTTTAATTCAGGAGGTAAGACAATGGCATTACAGGAACCAGCCAAGAGGTCAAGCAAGTTCGTGCATATGAAAATAGTAGCTGAGCCAGGGGTTGCCAGAACGGCTGAGAAGCTAGACAATCCGCCGTCAAAGGTTAGACCGTTGTGGCAGGTCAAGGTTGTGGCTAGTTAGGAGGTAAAGATGACGATACATACAGGGAGACAACCAAGTGCGATTGTAGATGCGGTAATATCCGAGGTTACCGCTAACATTGATATGGGAGCTACTTATTTACTCTTATTTAACGGCTTTGGTATCAAAGAGTACGCTGGTTATGCAGCCCTCCAAATAAGAAATGCAGCCGATGATGCGTTTGCAGCTTTATATGCTGATGCTTACTATGTGGGTAATACTGGCATTGTTTTTATTGGCTCAGGAGCTACGGCTCTTATTAAAACGCAAAATGGAGATGATTCTACAGTTAGCCTTCAAGCTAGAGATAGCGGAGTAGGATTAGTCAATGTTGCTCGTCTTGTTGGCGCTGCCGACCCCTATTTTGAAGCTACACTTCCAATGGTGCTTTTACCCGTAGTTACTGCCAGTCTTCCTGCCACACCAGTTGAAGGTATGATAGCCTACGATGCTACCTTAAATAAGCTAGTAGTTTATACCGGGGCTGCTTGGGAAACGGTAACATCAGCATAAGGGGGTACTGAGTGTCTGAGCAACACGATGACACAGAGAAGACTATTAGCCTGACTGAACTCCTTAAGGATAGGGAAGAGTTAGTAGCGCAGGCCAGGGCTATTAGTGGAGCACTAAACTATATCAACCAGAAGATTGCTATACTCAACAAAGAGGATGTGAAAGAACCACAGGAGTAAGAAATGCCAGACGAATACAAACTCGTAACTGATAAGGAAAAGGACTTCGCCGACCTCTACGGCAGAATGGATGAGGACAAGAAGCTCCTTATTCAGTATTCTTACGTGATGCGGGACAAGGATGATAGGGAAGACCCGGATGTAGATAACATCACGATGAACGATGCTGCCACCTTTGCCAATAGAGTCCACAATACCATTATCCGGGCTGGGATTACCCCTGAAGTGGAGGGCGAGGGGCTGAAGGATGAAGACACCAGCCTGATAGAGGGCTTTATCAGGGCTATTGACCTTATGGCTGATTCCTTTATTCAGTATCGAGACATCCCCTCATTCAAGGACTGGGAGATACTACAAGCCTGTGATAGGGGTAGGATTGCTCGGCGAGTAACCTTGAGGGAAGAGGATGGCAAGTTGGCTCCCGATTCATTCTTACAGATTGATGCCCGTTATCTGAGTTACGAGTATGGCATCAACGGCCTGCTCTGGGTAGCTAACAGACTCCCCAGAAGCAAAGAGGATATCAAGGATGAGTATGGCGTTGAGGTTACCAGAAAGAACGCTGTAGTCACTGACTTTTGGAATAGCGAGGAGGAAGTAGTTTATGTTGGTAAAGAAGAGGTAAAGAGAGAGGCGAACGTCTGGGGTGAACCTCCCTTTATTATCCAGGTGGTGCCAGCAGGTCTATTCTTTATGGACGATGACCGAATGCTCCAGAGTGGGGAGAGTATCTTTTCTCTCGACCGCAACCTGTATCCGGCCAAGAATCTCTTTGGGACTATTCTACAGTCCCTGACCACGAAGTCCTTTTTCAATGGGTTGCAATTAGAGGTTGAAAATGTGGCCACTGCCAAGAAACCAGCATTACCGCCCTATGGCAAGAAGTTTGTTGCGCCGGTGAAGATAGGTTCAAAGGGCTACTTCTCAATGCCAATCCAGGATTTACAGAGCTCGGCCAAGTTCTTCTACTCTATACTGGATGAGGCTCTGCAAAATGGTGCTCTTCCCAAAGTATCTTATGGTACATATCCTTCTCCGGCATCAGGAGTGGGTATCGCTCAATTGAAGGAAGCTGAAGACCCTGTCTATTACCCCAGGATACAGGGATTTACTATGTTCAGGCAAAGACTTTACCGGATGATTATCAAGCAGTATATCCAACTAAAGATGAATCTCGAACTGGGTGAGGCTGGTTTCAAAAAGAAATACAGCTACCGAGACCTGGATAAAGATTTTTCCTTGAAGTTCTTTGTTGACCTGACCTCCCCGCAACAGGACATGGTCAATATCAGCACGGCAGCAGCGGTCGGAGGCCTTGTTTCAAAGGATACCAAACGGCGCAAGTATCTACGCCTCGATAATCCAGATGAGGAGAACGATAAGATACTGGCTGAGAGGGCTAGTGATATGAGTCCGATGGTAGCTATGTATGATGTCGGCAAGGCATTGTGGGAAAGAGGTGATAAGGTTAAGGCAGGGTATATTGCTAAACAAATGGGCGTCACTATGAAGGAGTTACTCTCTGGGGCAAGTTCAAATGGCAAGAAGCCAGTGCCGGAGCAGGAACCGAAGCAGTTAATACCGATGTTCGGTGGGGCGACAGGTGGTAGGGGTGATGGTGGTTCACCTGGAGGAGAAGAATAGTGGCTGAAGATTGGGATAAGTTCCTTGAAACTGAGATAAATCTTGGGACACAGCGCAATCCCCGGATGCAACGGCTGCGCCGGATAGTTAAAAGGCAGCAAGCCAATAGTGTACCCAAATTGCCACAACTAAAGAAGAGGGTTATATAACCGATGGTATCTAAAGCACCTAGAAATCCCAAAGACCCAAACTTTACTTTTGAGGAAGAGCAAAGAAGGCTGACACGTGAGGCTCAGGGTTCCCGTGACATCTGGCAGCAATACCTGTCTGAGAAGGAACTGGGCTATCGAGAGGACATTAAACTTGACCTCCTGATGCAGCGTGGTGCCACCTTAGAGGAGCAGCTTGAGTTCGCTCAGGCTTTCCCTCAAATAACCGAGTTTTCCCAGGCTGTGGATGCTCTCAATAGGCAGGTAGATGAGTATAACAGACTGTTTGACGAAGGGACTCTTCCCGATGAGGATGTAGTTGTAGAGACATTCGCTCAAGAGGAACTGGATACGGGGATGGAGAGGCTGGGTGAATTACCTGAGACTTTAACATCAGATGAAGGCTTATTGTACCAAGAATACCTGCGGACTGGGGGCACACTTGATGTCGGAAGGTGGGTAAGAGAGGGGAGTCCTATACGCCCACTAGACGTTGAACTAACAGTGGGAGAGGAACAATCCCGGTTATTCGAGAGTATGAACACTGTCTTCCCTGACCTTACTCCTGAAGCGGTGTTAGAAGAGGCGATGAATAACTTCCCTTCCTTTATCGAAAGTATCAGGGAGAAGGGGAGAACAGAGGATACAGAACAGCTACTGAAACGGTTTGGCTTTGACGAAGCGGATATTGAGCAGATATTTGAGCCGCAAAAAGCACCTGGGATTGTGGTGACTGAGGAAACTAAGGACCTCTTTTATGGCGTATTCCCCAAAGGATTAAATGTCGATGCCTTCCTTGAACTAGGTCAGGAGAACCCAGAGAAACTCCTACAGTTAATATGGATGAGGGGAGATACCGAGGCGTCACGTAATCTGATTAAGTCTCTATGGCCGCAGGCTACAGAAGAGGTGATTGATACCATATTCGATGAGCCTAAACAAAACTATACCCCTGCCCCTACTGATGATGACAGAAGGCGTATATTACGACAGGGTGGAGTAGATGAGACGGAGATTGAGAAGATTGTCGAGTTGAATAAACTTGACCTCACCTCAGAGGAGTGGCTTCAGAAGTGGAAGGACATTGACATCAGTGTCTGGAAGGATGTTGGGTATAGTGTGATAGGAAGGTCATTCTTTGCAGGCTTAGGGAACTTACTGGAAGCGGGAGCGGGAGCAGCTACGTGGGCTAAACAGGAGACTTTGGCCAATAGCCTCTTTGAGGCAGGGGAGGTCTTGACATCTGGCCGACCTCCCTCCGAGCCGTTTAACCCTGACGAGTGGTGGAATCCCCAGTTCTGGATGACCTCTGGGGTCGAGATGATGACCTTCTCCCTGGCGATGATTCCTTTTGCTGTCTTGGCAGCATCGGCAGCACCGGTCTTAGGTTTGGGAGCTACGGCTACTACAGTATTGGCTATTCTTTTCGGAGCTACAGGTGGTGCGGTGGCCGAATCTGTTATAGAAGCTGGGGCTACTTATAACGAAGCCAAGCGCCGAGACTTTACGGATGAGGAAGCCAGTGAAGCCTTCAGTAGTGTCTTCTGGAAGGATATGCAGGTTCTAACAGGAACGAATGCCTTAGAGTTCTTCGCTGCTTTTATGCCGGCACCAGCCAGGACTCTTACCAAGTTGACTACTAAGGGGTGGGTGCGAGTTATAAGGACTGGTGCCAAGATTGGTTCTATCGCCTTAACTGAAGCAGGCCAGGAAGTCCTCCAAGAGATAGCCTCTAAAAGAGCGTTGGGTGACGAGGTCGTCTGGGATGACGAAATGAAGATGGTGGCGATAGTTGGTGGGACGATGGGTCTGGCTCTCGGTGGGGCTGCTAATGTCTTTACCACTATCCAGAGTAAGGTCAAGGCTCGAATGACCCCTGAGCAGTTGGAGCAGTTCGATGCTAATAAGGCTGATTTTATTGAGCAAGGGCTTTCCGATGAACAGGCTGACCTCAAGGCAATGGATACCTTTGCTGAGACTACAGAGGGTAAGACAGTGGTGGAGGAAGTCACCGAGGATGTCAGGCAAGAAGAGATAGCTACCATCATTAAACCTCAGGACAATATCGAGGCATTAGCCTGGGAGCATATATCCAAACAGGGAGAGGAACAAGCCCCTACGCCGACTACAGAGGCTGTGGTAACGTCTCCTGAGGTTAGACCTGAGGTTGTAAAAACTGGTCAGGAATATACAGCCACGGTCTACAGGGGGAGTAAAGAGGGTGTTGCCCCTACAGACGAGGGATTGTTTGGTAAGGGGACATATTTCTCCAGTAGCCGTGAGTATGCTGAAACCTATGGAGAAGTAGAGACATCGGCTGTTACCTTGAAGAACCCCTATGTTATCACGTCACAGGCTGAATATGCGGAGCTTCAAGATATGGGTAGGAACTTCAGGCAGCAAGCCCTTGCCGAAGGGATGGTAGACCCCAGACAGATTGATGATTTTGTGGCTACCAAGATTAGAGAAGAACTAGAGGGTAGAGGACACGATGGCGTAATAGCCAGGGATATAATAGCCAAAGGTGATGAGGTTGTTGTCTTCCACCCGGAGACGGCAGTAAGTAAACCACCCACCCCCCCACCAGCCGAGGTTGCAGAAGTACCTACTGCCGAACCCGGTATGCCTGAAGCTGGCTTACAGAAGGGGATGTTTGGTGCTCCCCCTGCTGAGCAAATAAAGGAATGGGAATCTAAGGGATACACAAAAGAGGATGTGGAATCTTTGTCAGCCATGACTCCAGAATTGCGAGAATTAACTACTCATCCAGCTAGAATGGAGGGATTCCGTAATGTTTCTGCTGATTCCATAAATGATTATCTTCAGAAGTTATTGAATGTAGCTAAACAAAGAAATAATAAACGAGCTATAAATGATATTGAGACAGCCATTGAATACAATGATAGCGGATTACTACAAAGTGCCGTTTTTGATTCTGAGAGTGCATTAAACGCTTTGCATATGGATGAAATAGCTGCGCTACGGGAAGCTCAACGTTTAGCATGGATAGTAGTTGGTTCAATACCACCCGATGTAGATATTGAAGCAGTACAGAAGGACGCTTTTGTTGAGGTTTCGCCTGAAGAGGATATTGTGCGGGCGGGTAAAGATGCCTTTAATGCTCAAGCCGAGGCTGCGGGCTTGCCACCTCCCAACATACCACCCGGGGCAATAGGGCATATTGGGTCAGGTGGCAACAACTCCGAAAACTCCTTGTATGATATGGCGAACAGTATTATCCCTGGAGAAGATGCTGGCCGTGCCGCTTTACGACTTTGGGACGGTACTAGAAACAGGATGGCGACTGAAACTGTAGCGTGGTGGAGAAGCGGCAGCAAATTCCTGAAGGATTTGGGTATTGGCCAAACGGATGGGATGAATCAAAGATTAACTAAAGAAGACAGTCTTGAACTGTTCAAGGCACTACATGGGGAAGGTGAAATCGCTGGCGAACTTGAGCCTATTTATCACCACTTGAAAGCCGAACTAGACCAGGAAGCGTCTGATATGTTGGCGTTTGACCCCACATTTTCAAGAGTTTTAATGGCACATCCCGATTATTTCCCAAGAGGTTGGAGACCGCCAAAAGAAGGGGCACGGTTAAGGCTCGGTGCTAAACCGGGTTTCTTAAAGCCTAGAGTGGATGCGACCTTTACTGAGATGATTGAGGCTGGATGGGAGCCGTTGTCTTGGAATCCCTACGATATGGCAGCTCTCAGGGTAATGGCGGGAACCGAGTATAGAGAAGGCAGTATCCTCATCAAACGGTTAAAGACACATAATAAGGCGATTGCCGAGCACGAAGCACCCAGGGATGGTTGGAGAGTTCCGAAAGTTGGGCCAGCATTTGAAGGTAAGCCTTACGTCAGGGATGGCAAGGCTTATATGACACCTAAAATAGCTGTGCCTAATAGAGTTGCCGATGTGCTGGAGAGTATTTATGGTGTGCCTGTAGAGTTTAGAGTCAAAGGGGTGAACATTTGGAAAGCCATCTCAGCATTTGGCTCTGTTACCAAAAGAGCTAAGTTGTTTGCTTCTTTATTCCAGCACGTAGATTTCTTAACCCGGGACCTAATAGTAGCCTTTTCCCCAGAAGGTATCAGGCATGGAGTTCCTTTGAAGATGCCAGCTTTTGTTTCTAGAGCGATGTGGTCATCAGTCAGTCCCACTAGTAGAGCTAGGTTAGAAACCCGCATACTTTCTGGAGACCCGCTATATGTTGATTCTGATATATCTCTTAGAATGGTGGCCGATAAGGGCTGGAAGTTAGGGCAGGACGAGTTGCTGATTCGCAGGGATGTCAGAGCAAATCTGGAGAGGACTATTACAGAAGCTCAAGAAGAAGGACTGACAGTAAGCACTATGGGTCAGGTGATAAAAGGTGTTACTATAGTTACTGACCCGGTAACTAAAAGATTAGCGTCCGTAGCTAGGTTCTTTGAAGCGGGCTTATTCGATGGAATGTATAGAGAATCACAAGCCTTCGCTCTGGAACACGTTTTTATTCCAAGATTGAGAAGGCTGCATCCCACCTGGACAACTGAGCAGATTGCAGGGTCAGCAGCGGAGGAAGTTAATAAGCAATTCAGCACTCTAGGAGTGTGGCAAAGCGTTATACAGCAGCCGGCTGTGAGAGAAGCTGCTAGAGCGTTGTTCTTTAGTTTCAATGAGTCGGAATCCTTAATCAGGCAGGGTACAAGTGCATTTGTAGGTCAGAATAGACGATACTGGCAAGAGTTTACCCTTTCGACTTTTTATACTTTGGCATTGGTGGCTAACGTTATAAACCTTATATCTGAAGGGGAGCCACTACCACCTGACCGATATGTGCCTGTTAAGTTTGGCAGTTCGTGGTCATCAATGCCCTGGGGTATTGCCTATAACGATAAGTTCCTGGCACCGAGATTACCCTGGAATGGTAGGAATAACCAACCTCTCTACCTTGATATTGTAGGGCAGATGGACACATTCCTTAGATGGATATTAGACCCAGCCAGTGCTTTAACAGCCCGTGTCAATGTGTTCCCCAGAGCAGTAATGAATCAGGCTCAGGGTAGAGACTTCTGGGGTAGAGACCTCACGGATTGGAAGGATAGGACAAGGCAGGCTTTGGTTGACCTCTTTATGCCTATCGGTGCCGGGAACTTGGTAGAAGCTGGCAGACTGTTATGGCCGCCAGTTGGAGAAGTCTTCCCCGAAGCTGAGGGGAGAATAGGTGTAGTGGGAGCATTGATACAGGCTACAGGATTAAATGTCAGGGCACAGAATACATTAGATATGCTTGACAGATACGCCAGGGGAAGCGGTTTACTCAAGGCAGACGGGACTCCAGTTCAAAGCTGGAGTGACCTTGAACCTCATCAGAAAAAGGAGTTTGCTACAAATGAGGAGCTACAGACCGAGTTAGGTTTACGGAGCGTGGCATCTGTTGAGAGGAATTACCCTGGGTCTTTAGGGTTCTCAAAACTGGATGAGTTAGACCAGGAAAGAATTACTAGGGGTGAGGCGTTAATAGCTGAACTTATCGGGGCTCTGGAAAGCAAGGAAAGAGGGGAGCGATTTGATGTAGCCCGTGATTTCAGGGTGGAGGTCAGTAGACTTAAAAGGGAAATAGCTAACAGGAAGTCCCAGGTAAATAAGGACTTTGAACTATTTAAGGATACTGGTATTTTACCAGACGACCCGAACAAACGAGCCTTAGTTGAGTATTATAATATGTATGACAAAGCCTTAAAGCCTTCTGGGGTTATGGACTGGGAGAAGGTTGATGAACTTGAAGCAGAGTTAAGAGATAAGTGGACTATCGGGCAGGAGGATTATGTAGATAGGAATATAGGACTTACTGACTGGGGCCCGCTAATGCAGGAGTTCATTGATGCACAACGCACTTTAAGCGACTCTGGTTACTATGATGCGGAGGCAAGGGATAGACGGGTGTTCAGGTATTTACATCCAGAAATAGAGGAGATAATCTCAGGTAAGTTTTACAATCAGAAGCCGATTGAGGAAGAGGCAGAAAAGATAAGCCTGAAATGGAACGATGTTTACCGGCAGTTTGAGGCTGTCAAGGATACATTCAAGGAGATGTCGGATGCGGAGCTAAACAAGTTGCCCTCGCCAGAAGGTATCTCTGCTGAAGACTGGACAAAGATGAACCCTGATAAGAAGCAAGATGCTCTTATAGATTTTGGCAAAGAGACCATCTACAATGAAAACCCTGGCTTCTGGGAGGATGACCAAAAGAGGGATGCTTGGAATAAGGGCTTTGGTGAGACTTTGATACAACTTTATACAGATAGGGCAGCGCTGGTCAGGGAGACCAGTCCAAACAGTCCAATAGTTAAAGTGTTTATGCTTGACCATCCTGAGTTATACGAGAAGGGTTTGGAATTAGAGGTTTGGGAGAAACCTGACACACCTTGGAATGAACCCGTCCTTCGTATCAGTGCAAAGTGGGCAGTAGAGGATGAGGAGTATGATGCGGGAATCCCCGAAAGGTTCGTGAATATTGAGAATCCCGACGCAAGAAACGCAGCGATTGCCCAAGCCAGGGAAGAATACTACGCTGCTCTCCCTGAATACTACAAGGATGTTTACAGAAGAAAAGCCTACAGTATAACGGGGCCAAAACCAGACTACGGGAAGTTCCCCGATAACTTGGTAGAAACCTATGTAGATTACTACACTAACCCTGACTTGAAGAAACCCGACTACCTTGATGAAGGTGACTTATGGTATGAGGATGACTGGTGGCTAATGGAACACGCAGACTTTGAAGACACTATGGTGGGCCTGGGTGAGTGGAAGGAAAAGAGAGACCTTAGTAAAGTTCCTACCCGAAAGGTATTCCATCAGTATCAGGTATATCTTGCCTTACCCAGAGGGACTCAAAGAAAGGCATATCGCTTGAAGTATCCTGAATTTGATGCTTGGCTGGTACTGAAATTTGACTATACACCGGCTACCCAAAGCCGATATTACCCAACAATGGAGGAGAGATGGGAGGAACTAGCTGAGGATATTGTTAGCGGTTTAGAGAGAAGCAGAGGTTTAACAAGGTAATTAAAATACGGAGGTAAAGACCATGGTAATGGAGCCCAAGACCAATCCAACGGATGCAGTGGTTGACGATGAGGTTGATGAGACTGTCGTTGATATGCCTTCTGAGGAGACGAGTCAAAAGGATTCAACTGAACCAGTGATGCTGACCAAGGAGCAGGCGGACAAACTTTTTGATGAGAGACAGTCTAAGCTGGACAAGCGGATATTCCAACTGGAGCAAGAGGGGCAGAAGACTACCAAGGCACTTCAAGCTGCTGAGGCGAGAGCCAATGCACTGGAAGGGGAGGCTCTGGAAGCCCGTAAGAGGGCTGACAAGGCAGAGCTTGAGTCCCTCGGTGATTCCCCTGATGCTCGTAGCCTCTTTGAGGCACGGGTAGCTCAAAGGGAAGCTACGGCTAAACTTGAGAGGGAAAAGGCTGAGTGGGCAGAAGCTGTTGAAGAGGCGAAGCAGTACAAGATAACCAAGCTCGCTGATAATATAGCTGCTGCTGACCCCGACCATCCAGTTGATTCATCTTTGCTTGTCACGCTGACGGACGGCTCAAAAGAAGCTATGGAGAGATTGGCTAAGGTTCTACCCAAGAAAGAGCCGGGGGATAATATCCCTAACCTAACCAAGCCTCCGAAGCCTGATTCTGGTAGAGGGTCTGGTGGTTCAGGACCCAGGACTGTCGAGCAACTGGATAAGTTAGCCCGTGAAGACCCAGACGGGTACGCTGAGTATGTTGCCGACAGGAGCAAGAAAAAGTAACCGGAGGTAAACAAAGTGGCAACGACTCTAATCACACCAATCATCGTGGCCAGGGAAGCACTAATAGCCCTTGAGAATAACATGGTGATGGGCAACCTGGTACACCGAGGCTACGAAAAGGAGTATCAAGCAATCGGGGCAACGGTGGTAGTGCGGAAGCCCGCCAGTTTCACGGCAACCGCCTTCACATCAACT